CTTTACAAGTTAAATTAGTATCAACGTCATCAATAGTTATAACGTACCCATCAAAAATTGCACCTACTATCTCAACGCCATCTCTATACCATTGATACTCATAGCTTATTATTCCTGTATCGCTTGCCCATGTTCCGTTGTCTGAAACACCAACATCACCACCTATTACTATTTCTCCAAATACATCTATCGTAGGTGGTACTACATTTACTGGTACGTTACCATCATTAGAAATAGTTACCTGGTTCCAGGTTACTCCATTAAAAGAATAAAGTTTTCTTGTAGATGTATCTATTCCTAATTTATTAATGGTAATACCGCTAGTTGGAAATAAAGCAACATTACTACCAATATATAATGAAGAATTACTCAATGCTGTAAGCTCTGCTTGCAAATCAAAAATAAGTTGATCAAGCATATTAATAACTTGATTTACATTATTAGATGTTGCAAAATAAGGAACTCCTTTTATATGCTTTGATTGATAGTTCATTAATGAAGAAGTTTATAATATTGTTTAAAATGACGTATTCTATCATTAATTCCTATTACCCCGCCATTTACTCTTTTAGTAACTTTAGTAACAACATCATCTGATGCACCTAAGTCACAAATAGACCAAAGTTTATTAGAATCAAAGAAGAATGCTGCTGAAGCTAAAGGATATTTAGTAGCAACTAAATCAGGGTTAGCAACACAGTCTTCTCCAATAAATTTAGTAAATCCAGTATAATTAGCTTTACCAGTTAATTGAATGTAACCTCTTCCACGAAATTTCCAACCATCTTTAGAAGCTTCATTACCATTTTCCATTCTATTAGCATAAACTTTAGATGCAATTTTTTCTGGTTGACGTGCATATGCAGGAGCTGTAGCAGAATTAAAATATTTACCAAATATTTTAACTAAACCATCAGCTGAATAGTTTAAGTTTTCAGATACAGCTTTAAATCCAGCTGATTCATGTCCACATTGTGCTAAAAAATGAGCAAGTCTTAAAGGATTAGTTATATTAAATTTAGCAGCAGTATCAGGTATTTGTGCAATTACTGCATCAGGAATATGTCCTTTTAAATTAGCTAACTTAAAACTAGAAACAGGTATTACAATTGAAGCTGCAACTGGTGCAGGTGTTCCAAACATTTTAGACCATGTAACATCACCTACTATACCATCAGCAGTTAATCCATTAGCAGCTTGCCATTCTTTTACTTTAGCTTCTGTACCATTGCCAAATATACCGTCAGCAGCTAAACCTAATTTTGTTTGAAGTTGTTTAACTTCTTCTCCTTTTGATCCGTTTTTTAATAACATAATTAATTGTATCTATTTTTTCTAATCTTTTTTAATTCTTTGTATTTTCTTCTAAAAGTTCTGTAATTACAGGTATCTAGAAACATAGCAGTTTTATTAGTTTCTTCAAACCATTTAGATAAACCACGGTTAATATTATAACATTCTTTTAGTCTGCCTTCATAATATGCTTTACACATACCTACAGCTGTATCCTCTTGAATAACTACAACAGTATCTACTATTACAGGTTTTAATAATTCTTTTTTTTGAGAATCTATTATAGTAATAAATTTAACAAATTTATTGTTAATATCATCTGCTTGTGTTTTAGTAAGCATTACAATTTGTTGACCGTCAATAACTTTAGTCTTGGGATATTGGCAATAACTTAAATTGCTCAACAGTATCAGGCATACTAATGTTAGAAATGCTTTCATGTAATTGTTGATTTTCTTTTTTAAGAATGGTAACAACACTGGAGAGACTGTCAACAGCTTTTTCAGCATTTTTAAGGGTACTAATTCTTTTTGTAATTGTTTTTTCATTTTTTTCTGTTGTTATTTTTACTAAACTATCAATATTTATAGTTTTAAATGATTTAGCTTTTTTAGTTGAAGGGTTTTGACCTATTGCAGTAGTAATAGCAATAAACAATATTATTATACTAACAACTAGTATTATTTTATTTTGTAGCATTGATTATAGCATGTTGGGTTATTAAATTTATTATAATAGAATCTTTAGAATCTATTTTTTTTTCTAATTTTACAGTAGTTTCTATACAATTGTCAATTCCTTTAACTTCTGCTTTTTCTTTATCTTTATATATGTAAACTATACCAATAATACATAAAAAAGCTACAGCAGCTACAGGGTATTTTCTAAATTGATTAAAACTAACAGGAAGTTTTACAGCATCTTTAGCTGATTCAACTGTTTCTTTAACAGTACTTTTAGGTTTCACCGGGGTTTTTCTAGATTGTGTTGCCATTATTTTCAGTTGTATTGTTTGATTTTTTAGTAAATTTATCTATTGTATCAGCACCCATGCCAATAGCAGTGATAACTAAAACAGCATTAACTAATGATTCTGCTGGTTCAAAATCTTTATGTGAATAACTATTTAATGTCATAGTTAAACATAAAAATAATGTTCCAATAAATGCTACTACAGGTTTAACTGATGTAGATCCTCTTTCATCTTTGAATAAATCAACTATCCATTGTTTAAAATTCATATTAGTATAATTTTTTAAATTTATTAATTACATAAAGAATAACAGATATAGCAATTATTGATAATAATATATAAAATTTTGCTCTTTCTTTAGTTATTGTTACTTTTTTATTTTTAATATCTATTTTTAATTCTTTAATACTATCTGTTTTTTGAGTAATTTCTGTTTTTAATATAGATTCTAATTTAACATCTCTGATATAATTGTTCTTAGTAACAGTTTGAACAATGTTTTTAGTAGGAGGGCATTTTACATAAACTTTGTCATTTTTAACAGAAATGCTAGTTCCTGATGGTAAAACAGTATCTTTAGTAGTAATAGATATAGTATCTGTAATGTAGTTATTTTGAATAATAGTATCTATTTTTACTACATCAACAATTACTGTATCATTAATGCAATAGCCTCTTTTAACTACTTCTTTTGCTACAATGTTAAATTTTTTATCATTTGTTAACACTCTTTTAACAGAATTGCAGGAAAAAGATATAGTTATAACTAATAATATAAATAAATAAACAATTAATATTTTTAAAGAATCACTCATACTCTCTTTTTTCATTTTTATTATCTTGTATTAATGCAGCATAAACCTTATTAAAGGTATCTGGAACATATGGTCTGTCATTGTTACTTTTATTATATGCAAAAACTTTATTGTTTAAATTTTCTACTTGAGATTTTAAATTAATAATTTCTACATGGTCAGCAGCTGTTTGCGCTAACAGACTTTTAACATCTGTTTTAATTTCTTTAATGTCATCATAAAGAATTATTGCTAAAAAACTCATAATTGACGGAAATAACCATGTCTTAACTGTACTAAGAATAGATTTTTCATTAGGTGTTATCATCTATAAATATATTTGCAGAATTAAATAAATAAAGGAATATACTATTAATATACAAAATAATCATCACAAATAAGACTATGTAATACAATTTTTTAATCCAAAAAAGAAGAACTATTAAAAATATTTAAAATAACCTACCAAATGTTAAAATATATAAAAATAAAATGAATAAACTACTATCCCTTAATGAATTAGAATTAATTATAAACATGCATATTCCTGATGAAATATTTGATAAATACAGCAATATTAGGGTAAAATGCAGAAAAAGAGAATTGATAGATCTTAGATTTATATTTTTTCATATTGCTAAAAAATCAGGTTATACATCTATAACAATTGGTAAGTATTTTAAAAAAGACCACTCTACAATACTAAACGGATGGAAAAAGTTTGACAGATATATAAATACAGATGAAGAATTTACTAATAAATATAAAGTTATTATATCATATATAAATAAATATTACGAGAATGGAATTAGAGTATTATACGAACCTATTAAAAAACCAGTTGACTCCAAATCAACATTACATCCTCTTCTGTTGTAAGAATAATATAAAAATAGGAATATTATATAACACCAAACATGAAGTGTTATTATTACAAAAATCAGGATTTTTAAATGAAAGTTTTAAAATTACAGACAAAGCTGAAGTTGCTCTTGATAATCTTAGCACAATATTTAGGAAAAAAAAATCTACGGCATTAGAAAGTTTAATGGGACCTGATTTTCTTACATATATAGCTGAATTTAGAGAATATTTTCCTAAAAACAAAAAAGCATCTCCATCAGAAATTAAAGCTAAATTTTCAAAACTATTTTTAGAAAACCCTGGACTTAATTGGAATAAACTAATAAACGCAACAGCTTTGTATTTCTCAGAGACAAGAGAAGAAAGATTTATATATAAAGCTTCAAACTTTATTATGGTGCAAAGAAGTGGTATTAATAGTTACCCCATATTAGAATATTATGAGAGAATAGAAAATGGTGAAAATCCATCTGACAGAACAGACGTAAATATGTATAAAATATATTAATATGAATGGACAAGAACAAATAATAAAAAAATGGAGACACGTATCAGATATAAGAGCAGAGACTCTTAATTATATCAAGAAAAGAAGAGCTGGTGTTATACGTTCTGTAAGAACACCGTGGTCTAAATTAAATAATGTTTTAATGGATGGTCTTGAGTGGGGTAGTATCTACATTATTGGTGGTAGACCGGGTACGGGTAAAACAAGTGTAGTGAGTCAAATCACTAATATGGCACATTTTAATAATCCTGGACAAGAATTTGCTGTTTTAAATTTTCAGTTTGAAATGGGTGATAGAGTAATTGGTGCAAGAGAATTAACTAAACCTCTAAGCATGGATATGAAAAAGATATTCAGTGCTCATCCTACTGATAAACTTTCTCCCACTGAAATACAAGACATAGAAAACTATTACAATAAGAAATGTAATGATGAGATATACTATATTACAGACCCTCTT